GTGTAACTGGTGCGTCTGCTACTGGTGTCACCTTGTCAAAAGGATTCCCCATTTTTTACTCCTTCATTTCTGATTCTGCTTCTTTATCGAGTTTATCCGAAAATATCACATCGGACTTATGTTCTCTCTGCATCTCCGTATATGTTTCTGGCCTTGCCTCATCCATCTCCTTCATTGCCCAAAGTCCAATATCAGTCTTTCCCATATTAAAATGTGCTGTAAAAGGAGCTTCCCCACAAAATGCGCTTCTAAAGGCTCCACATTCATCCAACATTCTATACCAAACTCTCCGTCCAGCTGGCGTTGATAACACTTCCTTAATATCCTTTTTCTCCCTGTACCGCCTAACCCTTGCCAGGTTTAACTTTCGTTTTTCAACTTGATCTTTATCAAGACGTGTTAAATCAACAGGTTCTTTTTTTTCTTCACTCACTTAGCACCTGCCGGCTGTGTATGCCCAGTCATAGCTCCATGCAACGTACCAGGGCCAGTAGGTATGCTTCCTACCTTATGCGCAGCATTAGCTGCCTGCTCTGCCATTTGCATTTGCGCTTGCTGTTGCTGTGCTTTAGCACGCTGTTTACGTATCTGATCAATTAACACCTGATCCTTGTTCATTTTAGCAGGGCTTCCCTCCATGTCGCATACCTCACGGAGAGTCTGATCCCAATCAATACCATCTGCGATTGAAGTATCCTGACCACCCAAAGCCTGCACAACGGTCTGAATAAATCCAACAACCCTTGAAATTTGTTGAACTCCTAATTGCTTCTGCGCTTGAGCTAAGATAGATGTATACTCAACCTTAATAGGCAATCCGGCAATCTGTTGCGGAGGAGGAGGAAATAACTTATTATCCATAGCAATGCCAAACAGCAAGCTAACCAGAGGATCAAGCAATTCAGTCTGCAACCGATAAAGTATCGGCCCCATCATCATGATCTTCTCTTGCTGACGTTCTGCCACTTCCTGTGCAGTCATGTTATTCTTATCAAAATTCATCAACATTAAAAATAAATTAACAAAGAAGCACTTGTCAATCTTATCATGCAAAGCGTTTTCAAGCTCAAGGAACGACCCTAAGTTTGCCTGGATTTGATAAGCAGGGCGGACTCCGGCGTTTGGCACAGCGTTCGAATTGGTACGGGTTACCCCTCCAGGTATTGTGGAAACGTGTCCATCAACGCTACCATCCGCCTGCATAGGTGGATTATGGGTCTTTTCTTGTGTTAAGAGTTTATCTTGAGTAGTTTTTTGAAGTTCGCGAACATGCCCTAACGCATACGTCCCGCAACCATAACCATACGGCTGATCAGTAACAACGGTTTCCCATCTGGGACAAATAACAGGAAATCGTTTGAATCCTCTCATGCCTAAAAATGTATTCGTACCATCTGCCATATCCCAATAGGCTGATCTAAATGGCATATTTTTGAAATCAGGCATATCAAGCATGGCCACATCATTCGGCTCAATCATATGCCTAACTTTCCAAAGCGTGTCAATTAGGTTCCAATCCCACTGTTGCCGGACAGAAGCGGAACAATTTTCATATCCAAACTCTTCAACCATCTGCTGTACGGTCATCCAGAATTCACGGCAGAACGTATTTACTCTTCCCTTATTATCACAGGCAATATAATATTCACCTATAGTAAATGACGTTCCACGAACAAAATCCTCGTAATCTTCAAGCACAATAAAGCAACCGGTCCCAAATATTCCCAGCTCTTCATAGCAGCTATTAAGGCAGAAATAAAGGTTTGACTTGTCCAACATTTCATAAAGCCTTGCTTGGCAAGAGTCAAGCCATCCTCTTATCTCTGACGGATTTGGCATATCTTCCATGCCATCAATGTTAAGCCGAAGCCATGGCATTGATTGGGATGTCATGCCAGAACTCATGCCGCTGGCAAGCGTCTTGGAAGCCTGTGTCGCCTGATCATCAAGGATAATCCGGTAATCTGGGAGAATAGCTCGCTTCTGTGGAGGAGTATCAAATACACCACGAAGCGGATTTATCCATTGTGAAAGTTGCTCAAATCCTCCGCGCCACCATAGATGTGTTGCCTTTACAGCGGTAAATCTTTTATCAAATTCTTTTCTCTTGGCATCCCGTGACCAATTGCTAACATTAGGAGGTGTTTCACGTGTAACTGTCTTTGGATTTTGGGTTGTATATCTGCCGGATGAGTCTTGCATAGTTTCCTTTTTAGGCCAAACAAAAAGACACGACCCCCTTGCGCAAGGTCGTGTCTTGAAATGTTTGTTAAATCCGCCAGTCAGATGATCAGTCCAACTAACTTACTACAGCAATACGCTGGGTTCATCCCAGCCGAAATCTTTAGGTTCCACCGCTTGTCGCCGATCCGCCTGTTCCAGGTACAGGTGCTGATTTCATGTTTGCCCCCGTGCCAGTCATTCCACCGGCAGCAACTGTTGAACTAAGTCCAAACTGCAATTTCTTCAAATTAGCAGCTCTATCGGTTGCAGTAGCTATTGGATTCTGTGTCATGGGAACAGGCGTTGGTGTAGGTGCTGGTGCGGCTTGAACTGATGGAGTTCCGCCACCTCCGAATCCGCGATTATTTAAAATCCACTTCCAATTCAGCATATGGCCTCCAACATTTGTCCACTAAAAACTATCTTAGTTCTACTCACAATTTCAGTATGTAATATTCTAAGCATATTGCAATAAATTTTTTTTCTTTTCTCTGCGAATACGTTCACGCTCAAGATTGTCATCATGGATGCAGTCATCACAACGTCGTGCTACATTATTCTCTTTATGTACCTGTGTGTAATTCTCATACTTCCGACGACACTTAGGACATATAATAATCTTCATATTATTTTGCTTCCAGGTGAGTTTCCAACTAACACATCATATTTACCGTCGGGGTTGCTCTTTGCGTCATCCGTCCGTATCTCTTTCATCTTAGGGAATACCGCGCCTAAATTATCGTCTAAAATACGACTCATGCAATCCAACATATCATCGTGGCTGCTAACAGGAAAATCAATGTACTCTTTCGCAATAAACTCCTGCACCATATCTACCATTTGCTTTTGACGTGTAATATACGGCAAGCGCCTAGGAAAATAAAACCTATGATTTTCAAACACCGGCACAAGGCGGCGTATGCGATCGGGCTTCGGCATATGGCCAGCGAGAGGTTCAATTTCAAACCTGAAGCCTTTCTGCTGTTGCACATATTGTATGTGGGCGATATCGGAGTCTTTTCCATATTGTTCATATCCTATCTTCTTAGGATTCCACTCCATTATTAATTCAAATAATTTATCTGTTCTTTCTGTCAAAGACAAACGGTCGCGCACCATATCCACTAAATAATAATTTTTATCTGTGGCCATGCCTATAACAATAAACACGCTATAATCAGGATCTTTCGATTTATTTTTCTTTTTACCTTCTCCGGCAGGATCACAAAGCAAATAATAATTCCAATTCTTGTTATTCTTCAAACAGTCGTAATACATCATCCATTCAGTGCTAAAACCCATAACCTTATCCGCCTGGGGATTCTGCAACATTTGGCAGGCATAAATATATGGTCCCATCTTACGGCGTTTAGCTTCTAACGCCTCCGTTGTCATTAATACTGGATTTCCTACAACATCAATATCATTCTTTCCCAAATCAGTAGGATAGAACTCCTTCACCTTAACATCACCAGTATCAATTATAGTTTTATAAGTATCATTGGCGTGATACCTGGTACCTATATATCTCTCCCTAGAAACTCCGCTTGACTCTGACCCAAGATTCAAAGATATGCGCCATCCATTCGTGGTTTTCTCAATCATCTCTGGGGAAGTAACAGACGAAAGGGTCACAACGTCATCATACACGCGGATATTATAATGCTTTGAAGTAGGCTGGCCATCAACAAGTCCCCACGCTTCCAGGGTGCAGGTTGGATTGGTACTCTTTCGGCGTACTATAAGCCCGTCATCAAGGGACCACTTCTGTGACTCTTTCTGCGGATCATTGTAAAGCACGTCCTTGAAGAGTCCTTTAATAAAGGTGTTCTCTTCAAAGGTTGTTTTGATAGCAAACAAGAAAGCCTTCGCAATTGGTCTGGTGTGGGAGAAGATGCCGATGGTAATTTCAGGGTCACGCAATACCTCCTGGATGGTCCCAGCGTATGTTATTATAGTAGACTTGTAATGTTCTCGCGCCCAAAGGTCAAGCCGGCTATCAGGTTCTTGTTCAAACTCCCGGCACCGCGCATACACAAAATCATTATCTGCATCTTTACGGCGGCAGGCTACGGACAACAAAAAAAACAGATCATCCTTACACAGCTTGCGGAGCGTGGCAGGGTCACCCCTGCGTAACGCTTCCTCATATATAGCGTTGCTATCAGCGCGGCTAAGTCCTGTCATCAGTGACATTAGGCTTCCCTTCGTACCACAGTTCCCCGCACTTATTACACTCATACACGCGGTTGCGCTTCATAAACCTAGGCTCACACAGTCCCCACTTGGCGAAGTCTGATATTCGTTCGTGAAGAGTCCCTTTGCACCGTTTACGCTTGCATGGCTTATTCAAAAGGAAATCCGTTCTTATCAATTATCGGGGTTACCTTTATCTGGCTTGCCTTATTATCATCTCTCATCCGCTTAACCTCTTCATTTGCCTGACGGACATTATGATCAAACACTATCTTACCCTTAACCGTTTCCAATATACCTATTATCTCGTGAGCAGCCAAAGTCCGTGATGACTGCGCCACAAAATCCCATATCCCATCCATACATACTTGTGCATGTAATTCATGTTCTTTTGAAATCGGCGCATATTGGTTATCTATCATATATCGCTCCCTGGTTTATCTATTACAGTTACCGCTTCTATAATCTTCGGCCTGCGCAGCTGTGCTATCCTATCCTCAAGGTCAAAACCTTCCACAGTATGCTTTACCTCACCAGATACCACCACTCGCTTCTCTTCCACAAACATCTTCAAATGCTTCATCAACAATTCCAGCGAACCTCGCTTGTCAGTCAACTTTATCTTCTTCAACTCACCAGTCTTGTTGCCATCCTCATCCCACTGTTCCAATACTTCAATACCAGCAATATTACGACGTATATTCTCCGGTATATCAGCCAGAGATTTAAGCCGTCCAGTGTTATCATCAAACGCATCCTTGATATCCACAAAGCACAGAGCCTTTAACTCCCTCATTATCCCCTGCACAAACCACTCTGCACGGGTAGCCAGCGCTCCCTCATACACAGCCTGACGCGCCTTATCCGTATATATCCACCTTGTCGCATGTTCATACGGAACTCCCATCCTGGCCACCAAGTCAAGCAATGATCCACCATTCGCAACCTCCGCTACCACCGCAGGCATAAACGCTGGCACATCCATCATCTTTACACTTGCCATAGGTACGTCTGCTACTGTTAGGTTCTTTATTGGTACTTGTGGCATATGTTACCTGACTTTTTGGAAAAAAATATATTTTTTGCGTATAGGAAAAATGAAGCTATGAAAAATGAAGCTATTTGTATGCTGAATGTAGGGGGGACGGGTGTATGGGCTAATTTAAATAAGGTGGTGTTTATAAAGACCAGTGAAGCATTTGAGGGGTGCCATGCCGCCAGCCAATATATACACGCTTTATATACTGTACTCATATCTCTCATATCCTACGTGCGACCATATATGCACTTAACATAACATCACACGTATTATAGGCTCGTCGCTGTGTACTTAACATAATGTAAATTATAGGAAGTTGAGTATAATACTCGTCGCTGTCTAAGTTAGTCTTGTCACCTTAAGCCCGGCAATATGCCTGATTATGTCAATGGTCCAGCCAAGCTTAGCGGCTTGACGTGTGACACACAAACGCATAACTTGAGATTTCTCAACAGTATACATCATTTTATCTAAATCCCATGGCAGGATTAGCGCTTCACCGGGCGCAAGCGGGGAGATATCATATAAACGTGCCTGGCCACGGCGTTTTGGGTGTATCTGCCAGTGATTTTTGCCGCAAGTTGGGCAAAAACTGGGCCGGACACGAGTTAAACCCACATACTTATTTTTACAGAATCTACATATCATATAAAGTTTTAAGACTATCTATATCATACCACGGCTGTCAATAGCTATAAGGCTATCTGGAGCTATAAGGCTATCTGGGAATCTATAAGCGGCAAATATCAAACGTGGACAAAACTTCCAATAATGAATCCGAGATTAAAAAGCTTGATATATTGGCCGGGGGATATGGCCGGGCGCAGCGGACAAAATGTGGACTATTATATATATATAATTGCACAATTATAAATATATTAAAGGACAAAACAGGACAAAAAAGCCTCTAACCCTAACCGCCAACAATATCAAAACAATAAATCCACTAACAATATTAGAAACTATTGTACGATATATATTTTGTCCTTTTGTCCTTATTTTCTATAACTCTTTATTTATTAATTATTTAAGTAAGGACAAAACAAAGGACAAGACAATAAAAAAGGACAAAATAACTATAAAAATATGGGTAAAAAAATAAAAATCATTGAAAATTTTCTAAAAATGTGGCATACTACAGACATACAGTAAACCATCACCTAATAGGGGTATGTGTATGTCAGATAGACGCACAGTAGCAATACGATTAAATGAATCCGAGATTAAAAAGCTTGATATATTGGCCGGGGGATATGGCCGGGCGCAAGTGATTGCCAGGATGATAAATGAATTATATGATAAATATCCTGCTGGCAAGGAAGCGCTAAAGAAACAAAAATCGGCAGAAGCTTTTAAAGAGCGCATGGCAAAGATCGGGGTTGATTGCCAGGATAATATTGCGGCGATGGATGGTAGTATATGATAATTGAATTAACTCCACAAGAGAAGAAAATGTTGATCAAATTACGGATAGATGATCATGATTTTATTAATAATGATTATAGGGATAGATACGGGGATTAGGGATAGATACGGGGATGATGAATACAATAAGATTATGAATACAATAAGATTATGAATGTATCTTATATTATTAACCCCAAAAATCCTGCTGGCAAGATTTTTACCTCGTAAGCACTCACCGTCGATGTACCCGTCGCTGTAAACATCACCTCACTTAACAAGCCGTTTGTATCTGTCAAGGATTTTTTTATCGTCGAGGAACGCAACAAGCGGATTGTTAAAAATCAGCGTCGGGTTTTCCGTCGTGGTTTTGGTGTGGTATGCTTTGGGTGTCAGACACGGCAGGCAATCGGCAGGCCGGACACCTGGCAAAACAAGGAGCGCCAAAAATGAACCAGACACAGACAGCAGGAACCGCAACAAGGATCACAGACACCGCAAGCATGGAGTACAAGATCAAGGATCTTTTAGGGGCAAAGATCACGGATGGAGAGATGGACTTTTTACGCGGCTTTTATCGCATACCGGGTATATATCGTTATAGCATGCGAAATTGTATGCTTATAATGATACAAGGCGGATCCATTGCAATGGGATTTGACAGATGGCTAAAATTAGGCCGCCATGTTAAGCGCGGCGCTAAAGCTAATATTGAGATATTGATACCGCACTGTATATCATTGGGCAAGGATGATGAGGGCCAAAACATCCCCCGGGCCGTTAATTTTTTCGGCCGCAAGGTTTTTGATATTAGCCAGACATATGGCAAGGATCTAGAGTATCAGAATAACAGTCAAGAAGTGATAGCGGCTAATTTTGATACATTGGCCCCGGTACTACAGCGCGGCTTGGGTATTAAGATAAATACAGCGATCACTGGCAGCGCTAGAGGATACTTCAAGCGCGGGATCACGGCAGAAGGCCGGGAGATATGCATATCTATAATGAGCAATAATTCTGATAAATGTAAAACCTTATTTCATGAGCTTGGCCATGCTTTGCTGCACGACAGCGCTGAAGATGTTGCAAGTCACCCGGCCCGCGAAGTTGAAGCCGAGTTAACATCCCTGCTGGTATGTAGTGTCTTGGGCGTTGAGTTCAAAGAGAGCGAGCTATATATTAAGGCTTATAATACACACAAGCCGGATGTTAGAGTATTGAAGGTTATAAGCGCGGTGCAGAAGATACTAAAGGCTATGGAGCCGCAAGCGGCGGCAGCAGTACCAGCCATTGATCCGCTGGCAAAATTACGCGCTAAGAAGTATAAATTTATCAGTGATCCCGGCCATGGATGGCTTGAGGTCCCGCAAGTCGATATTTTAACCGCTGGCATACAAAGCAAAATTAGCGGTTATTCTTATATCAATAAAGGCATGGTATATCTGGAGGAGGATTGCGATGCCGGATTATTCATTGATGCTGTAAAATTGCCGCGTGAAAATTGCATCGATGTATATGCAGAAAATACACCAATTAGGGATTATCAATCTTATAACGGGACAAAGTAACATTTCTTGCCGAGTCCGGCGGCTTGTCCGGACGGAAAAGATAACATGCCAGAATATTACATACCAAAAAGCAAGCGCGAGCTTATAATCTGGATTAAAAGACAGTATTTTACAAAAGGTCAATGCGTGTCCGGACTGGATAAAATGCCAGTAAAAAGGCTTTACGCCATATATTATCAATTAATAAGCCAAATAAAGGAGCCGATATTATGCTAAATTCACCAAAATTGAGGAAATTAAAGAAATTAGGTTATTTTAATGAAGAAAATACTAAAAAACTACCAAATGTAACCGGGACGAATTATGAAAATGGTCTATATTATCATCCGGATACATCGCCAACCACAAATATTGCTATAATAATATTAATATTGATAATAGGCGCAGTAATAACATGGCTTCTAGTTCGGGGCGTTGCATTATTAATCATGGCAATGCCGCATGCCTGGCTTGCCGTAAAATGAGGGAATGACATGACAACAGCAATAAGAAAGTATCTATCTAAAATTGGAAGTAAAGGCGGATCTGTATCTGGAGGTCGTAAAGCAGATACAGCCCGCGCAAACGTAGCCAAGGCGCGCGCAGTTAAGGCGGCCAAAACAGCAGGACCGGCTTTAAGAGCCGTAAATGAAGGGAGTCAGGTATGAAAATTATCATATTAATAGGGTTATTATTTTGGTCAGGATGCGCCTGGGCACAAACAAACACAGGTTATCCGGTAGGAGCCCCACCGCAACAGTGCGTTGGGTGGAATTGCGCGCCAGGAACCTAAGATGCGCATAACAAGCGCACGGCCTGGGGAAATGATAATCCCCTTGCCTTCTGTATAAATGATATAGTATCCTGGCATGACCAACCGCAAGAGAAGCAATGAGCGCCCTTATTTGGTAAATAAATCACGAATGAGGGCGTTTTTTCTGCGTGAAAAATACAACAGGCTATCATTCTACCAGATCCACTGTTTTTAAGCCGCTCAAACGTCTGTACGCTTGTTATAGGCACGTTTTTAGCCCGTTCAATCATTTCATCAGTTACGCGGTTATCGTTCAACTGGGATTGATTTTGCTGGGTAATAATGACTTCTAAACGGTGCACCTGCTTATTATACCAATCTATATTATAATAAATTACTTTAATACACTGGATCAGGAAACGTTCGGTAAATATATCATACCCGCGCAAGGTTATATCATGGATAATTTTAGCTTGAAATTTGACAGGTTTACGATATTCAGTCAGCAGCCGAGGAACCAACGTCTTAATTTCCTGCGGAAACGCATCTTTAATCTGTGCAACTGTAAGCGGAAGATTGCGATAATATTCATTAATCGGCATAAGTATGTTGATATTCTTTTTTCTTGTGAATATATTGAGGCTTGAAACTTAATCCCGTATATGCCCGGATACGATCACCATCAGGCAAATAAATGCGGTTATCTTTTTTATTATAACCGCGCCTGGACATATATTCGGAGATAGTTTTACCACTTTTTTTGTATCTCATAATTTCTTCAAATTTTAACTTAAATTCACTTACCGGTATATACCCTTCTTCATCAATATCGCAATAATCTTCAATAAACAAACCAAGATCATCCTCTTCATATTTATAATCATTAGTAGCATCCAATATAGAGGTTGGCGTTTGTAATCCAGATTCAGCCCATTTTTTATATCCATTTACAATCCATTTGAATATTCCCGGTAGTTCTGATCGTAACCGTTCAGGCAATTCTTTATCTTCTTGTTCAATGCTAACATTAAGATTAAAAGGTATCATGCGTATTTTACGCCATATGCCAGGATCGGTCCCACGAATGTTTGGTTTGTGGTTTGTGCTAATAAATATTTTAAATGTAGGCATAAATTCAAAAAATTCTTTATTAAGAAATCGAGCTGTTATTATATCTCCACCAGTTAATTGTTTAATTATAGATTCATCCAAAGTTACACTCTGATTGTTTTCAGCAGAAGTTACAAGTCGAGCGCCTTTAAGACGCGCTATATCATTCGGTATCCCTGGATTTTGTTTAAGCATGAAAGTTGTAATAGGACAATTTATTGTATATCCTCCAAAAATTTCTTTAATAATGTTTATAAAAGTAGATTTTCCATTGCGGCCCATGCCATAAAAAATAAACATACAATGCTCTTTTGTGGATTCAGTCATTGAATAGCCAATAGCCCTTTGGACAAATTCTATGATTTCTGCGTTGCCTTGAAATATATTATTAACAAATTTTTCCCACATAGGACATTCGGAATTAGGCAAATAATCTATAGGAGATATTTTTGTTATAAGATGTTTGGGATTAAAAGCTAACATTTTCTTTTTATATAAATCTATCGTTCCATTATTGCTATTAAATAATTCACTTATGGAATCAAATCTTGACGATGAAACTCCTAAATACGCTTGAGCACAATTAAGCATAGCATTTAGCTTAGCATCATTGCCGGCGTTTTTAACAAAACGGGCAAAGTTCTCATATTGCTCGCGTTCCTGGTCATTGGTAGGATCGTAGGAAAAATTTGATAAGTCATTAACTAATTTTTTGTACGTATCAATAGCGAATTTTTTGATTTGATTATTTTTATCTAATTGCCATACTTTCCCATCGTAGTTAAACCATCCTCCCAAATCCCTGCAATAACGCACACTTTCTTTGTGCATTTCCGTGAATATTTCCGCACTGTGGTTGTCATTGTAAAGGATATGGGGTTCCTTCCAAAAAATAAAATATCCCTGGCGACGTTAGTCATTGAAGCCGGCGAGGGCTACCAGGGCATAAAATAGAAAGACACCGAACAGGTTATACCGTCGGTGCCGAAAATGAATGATCCTCTAAAGTCTTTAGCCTCGCCTTTAACATTCATTTATTATATTCCTAAAATATAAAAAGTCAATATGTCAATAATACTTAGGTATAACATAGGCAAAAAAAATTATATACGTTCCCGCAGTTCATTATGAAACATCTCAACGGAATCAACCCAAAAAGCTATCCCACCGCCACGATTGATTTCTGCCAAAACACGCAGCTGATCTGGTGAGGGTGTTTCTCCTGGTCGTTTTACTTCTATGCCCAAAAACCTACCGGATGGCTTAACATACCCAATTAAATCCGGCCAGTTTTTTCCTCCAACTCCGTAATGCACCCACTTTCCCGGAGCGTATTCATACGCGCCAATGTTGTTTCTTAAAAGGCGATGTCCGAGTAAGGAGGCTTCCAACTGGATAGCGTTCTGTATGTCCGTTTCTTTTTTACCCATTATTCCCCGCACTCACCGATAGCGATGGCCGCATTAGCCCACATAACAGTTTGTTGAATGTTTCCTAATGCCTGTGATCGTTCCTTGCCAGCCGGACATTTTTCAATAAGCAATTTAGCAAATTGTTTGCCGTAATCACGGATTAAAGTATACCGTGGTATTTGGTCAGGCTTAGGCGCGTGATATTTAAAACAGCGTTCAGCCCTAAACTCATCAGCCTCATCAAGCGTCATTCTTCTTATCGGCATTGACGCTTGGTTCCCTAATCCTTCTAAAGGTATATCTGTTACTTCGCGGATTTCTGGCGGTTTTAATGTGCCGTCTTGGTTTTGATGCTCTCCTATGATTCCATCGTCCATATTCCCTCCTGTTTTAGATTGAAGCCTTCATCTGCCCAATAATTTTCTTTTGTGTATCCTCATGACCATAATATAAATGTTGTTCGGCAAGCTCAAGATATTTACGGCATAACGGCCTATCATTAGCCTTCTTGGCGCATAAAGCCGCCGCCCATAGCAGATCCCAGTCTTTAGGATTAAACCGTAAACACTCCATTGTCAAATATGACATCTTGACATAATTACCATGTTGCCAGCAAATTTGGATGTATTCTTTGTTGACGATAGAATACTGCGGCCAATGGTAGAAATGGTAGTCAAACATGCCTTGGATGTTTTCATACATCCTGTACGCCATACTGGTAAAGCATATATTTACGGCCACTATACTGGCGCAGGCCCACCATGGCAATAACCACGCTAATATTACCTGCATGAATACGTTTGTCAGGACAATATATCGATCTGCTACGATCTGCGTTAAGTTGATTATGTTGCACCATTGGAGTGTCGATAACGCCATAAATACCACATAGCCTTTATACGCAACAGGTAGATAGATAACCGCAATGACCGATAACCCCAAAGCAACTGTTCCTTTAACAAAATCTTTGTTATAGCTGTACGCATCTTTATCCCCCTCTTGTGTAACTCCCCACATATACAAAAAATTGTAATTAGTACGTGTCATCATGGGGAAAATCATCTTAAAAAAATAAAATCCGTATGATTTTATGATGACTATAAGACGCTTTAGGTTGTAGTCTTTCCGAGAGCAAAGTACGATAGCTTTTTCTTTTGCGTGATAATGTGACAGCAATCGTTTCCTAAACAAAAACAAAATTAATGCTATAACAGGGATCATTGGCGGGTATAACACAGGGGAGCATATAGCCGTCATATGGAATAAAGGAGTGACGATGAACATTGGAAGTGCTGCAATTAACCACCATCCTCCAGCATGGAAACATGCCACCATCAGCAAGGCAAGAATAGATACTACAGCATACCGTCGCCCATTTAACCAACAAGAGATATGTGTTGTTATTGAGCTTGATGTCCATAGCAATACAGCCCAAAGAGAATGGAAGTCAAGATACATAAGGACGCCTATTAAAGCCGTGAGAGCAATGCTAAACGCATGATCGATTTGGACAGAAGTTATTGACCATCTTGTTATTTTTTGATCCCAATTAATTCCAAATGTTCCACCACCATATAGACGTTGGGTAATCCACGTAATAAAATTATTCAATTTTGGGTATTGCTGCCATACCCAATTACCTTTTTTTATCATGCCGTACCATCTAACATCATCGACAATTACTAATAGCTTTAATACGGGAAACCAAAGTATTAAATTAAATGCGATTATTACGAGATATGTCTGCCAAGTGGTCACGTATTTCCTCCTGTAATTTTATGCCATATAAACCATAGTGGCTTCCAAACCTAACATTAAGCCAATCTTGTACCTTGTTGATATGATGAATTGATATATACCCGACCACCATCAATATTGGAATGAATACTAAAAACATTACCAATAACCACCATGCGCACTTTAACTTTAATGTCCAATAAATACCAAAAATCATCATTCCCACATACCTAAAATTGTTGAATGTATCCAGGCCCTTATTGCAGTAAAAATAATAACGGATAGCTTTGTTTTTCCAACCTATCCAGTGTTCATGTTTTTTGGGATTTTCCATATAATTTTAAGACGTTTTTACGCCATATTTGCTGGTTAGCTTTTGTGTCACCTTTAAGGTATCGTGCTGCAATATACGCTGTAAAATCTTCAATTCCGGTTCCCCCATGGCGCTTAAATCTCGTCCAGTTATTCCTAACCGTGTTAAGACAGATAGCCTTGCAAGCATCTTTAGTTCGACAAGGAATTGATTTAATTCCGTATGGATACCTGGTATGCTCTGCGCCTTCTTGGATATATATGGCATTGACGTATTTTTCTGCATTAAGTTCTCCCAAGGTAGTTCGTCTACATGAGAATAAAATAACTGTAATTCCGATAATGATAAATTCCGCATATTTAAACCTTGCGAACATTACTAGCCTGTTGACCACGTTGTCCTTCCACAACTTCAAATTCTACTTCATCATCTTTTTGTAACATCCTGTTACCATCCATAGTAATTGCAGAGTGATGTACGAAAATGTCCTTGCCTTTTGATTGCCGAATGAAGCCAAAACCTTTTTGATCATTGAAGAATTTTATTGTGCCTCTCACATTTCCTCCTTTGGAGTTACCTGTATGATTCCTTTTTCAATCTGCCTTAAATACCGTTGCCTACGCTTTTCCGACATATCAGGAGGATAATAATTACCTCCGGCAAAAGTTTTATGTAGTTTCCCAGATGCGGCAAACCGTGTAATCGCCCATTTATTAGGACGGTTCATTTCATTTATTTTCTTAGCCAATGCCGGTGCTGACATGTTTTTAATGCTGTCTGGCAATAGCTTCTCGGCATGTGCTACAGATGCAGGCATTGCTTTTTGCATGTCTTTCTTTTTCATCCATGGTATATTAAACATATTACTCCTATTTGGTCCAGCGTCCAAGGCCCACCGTAGCACGGTCTTATCTTGGCGTTTGTTTGACCACAAGGGATTCCGTCCCTGTCGCCCGTTATTTTATATAGGTACATCATCGCCATCAATACCGCCCTGATCATTAGCAACCACTGGCTTTATTGACACCAAATTAAGATAAGTTTTACCGTCTTTCGCTGACACGCTTTCAACATATTCTGCGTCCAACAATATCGGAGGAGACGCTTTTCCCCATTCTACAATCGAATCGTATATTTTAGAGTCAAAAGTACCCATCCATCTTCCGTCTATTTTAACTCCGTATTTATTACCGGCTTTTCCGTTTGATACAAATGGCTTGATTTTTTTGTCCTCAATAGTTCCACGGCAAGTCAAGGAAACAGGATTTGATGAAGGTTTGGCTGGTTCAGTTTTAACGACAGTAGGAGCTGGTTGTGATTTCGTAACAGTTTGTTCAACTATTTGCGCTTCTTCAACTCCGCCAGACACCGCATCGCGTAAAGCCGAAGATGTTGTTTGATTTTTAGCTTCCTCTGCTGTGGATTCAGCCATGGATATATCATACTGCTCATTGTCTCGATCAATAACTCGTTCAATATCCGTTGATTTCGGGAGTCTTTTAGAAAGGCGTTTAATCGCCGATTTTCTGTACTGTTCGTCCCTAAAAGCGCCCCCCCATACTTCTTTTGTCTTAGCGCAGGCTTCAATTTTGTGCATTTCTTGTTCGGTAATTTCTTCATGGTACACGCTCCCATCCTTGGTAATGGCATAACCATACGTTAATACCGGAGCTCCACGTTCGCCACGCGCCTTAACGTGCTTGAAATGCGGACCACGTTCATCCGTATAACTCTCATATTGATCATTTGTAAATACCGTTTGAGCATCCACCGTAGCTAGTTCTCCAGAATTACGAATTAGCTTTAAAAGACCTCCCACCATAGGTTGATACGCAATTTTGCCTTTATACGGCACTAGCGCAGCTTCTCGTCCATCAGGAATAAGACCATCAGATGCACACGCAAGGCAACTGGAATATAACGATGGACGGTCAAGGTTAAGCAACTCTGGCTTAAGCTGGACTGCGGTTACAACGACTTGCATGAACTTCTCCGGGCTGATGTAACTTGGCAATACAGATTTAAGTTGATCCTCCATCTTGGCAAGCGTTTGACGTACTTCTACAACAGGGCTTATTTGTGTGGCCATTAAAAATCCTCCATAATTGTTGGGTTAATTTTTGAAATTGCTAAATAGAGATGACTTTTTGCATCGCTAATTATACGCATAGATTCAGGACTATTAACGTCTGGTATTTTAATGGCCTCAACTGCTTTTCGGAACTCCCATAATTTTTCCGCATCACCGGCATTAGCTAATTCCAGTTCTTTGCGTATGCGTTCTGCCTCGGCCTTCATTTCAGCTTGTTTCTTCGCTCTTAATTCAGATTCAATCTTCTCACGTTCTGCTCGTTCTTTGTCTAACTTTGCTTCTTGCTCTTTTCGTACCAAGTCAAGTTTAGCTTGCTGTTCTACTCTTTCTTTAGCGATTTTTGCTTCATTATCCTTCTTAATTTTTTCTTGTTCATCACGAGCCTTCCGTTCGGCTTCCAATCTCTTAGACTCCGCATCCCGTCTTTCTTTCATGCGTTCATCTTCAATGCGCTTGCGTTCAATGGCTGCCAATCTATCTTTCTCCATCGCCTCTTTACGCAACCTTTCATTCTCCGCATAAATTCTATCCCGTTCTTCAACGTCAGCCTTTTCTTTGGCAATTCGTTCTTCTTCCATCTTTTTCTCAACTTCCAAACGGATTACTTCGGCTTTAACAGATTCTTGGAACTCTACAAATTTCTCCTGTTTTTCAAGATATTCTTCAATCGGGATGATAAGAGCTTTTAAAACATTGGCGATACCATCAATAGCTTTTCCCTCACGCAAAGACTGTTCTTTTAGTTCTTTACGTGATTTCTCTATAGCTAAACGTTTTTCACGCAATGCAAGTCTACCGGCCCGCGCTAACTTCATCATATCGGTTTGCTTGGCATCAGTAACAACGATGGTTTTAGTTTGCTTTGCCCATTCGTCAGCCATAGTGAAGTAATCTTGGAACTTATTTAAGATATACTTGGCTTTTGTTTCTTCAAGGCCGGATTCTTGGACTATTACTTGCAGTTGATTTGTGGATGGTTCTTCATCCCAATTTTCGTAATCAGGCATTAAAAATCTTCCTTGCCTGTCAAAATACAAGCCGTTAATTGTTCCGATAAAACAGGATGTTTAATATTAATTTGGACAGTATCACCTTGTTGAAGAGCTTCAGTGTATTTGTCAGATATTGTATATTCACGTCGTACATATGGGGAAAACTCTATGAATATTTTCATTTGCTCTTCTTCCAATTGATACGAAAATTCCTAAATCCAGCACGGTCATACTCAACGTGCGTACCTGCCACCATACCGGCAGTGATTGAAAATCCGTTGCCATTTGCACGTTCCGCATTCCCAATGGCCGTCAATAACTGTGCTTTGATAGCATCTCTATCGGATTCGAGGGCTTTAATATCATCACCAAATTTCTTATAATCACTGGCAAGAACGGTAAGATTATCGTCAGATGATATGTCAATTACGGTGCCCGGTTCTGCGAAGGAATATAACGTGTTAATAAATCCCGCGTCCTCTTGAAAGTTAGGCAATGGTCCAATACCAGCATCAACGGAGGCCCAGAATGAGGAGCATTTGGCAAGGATGGCATCCTGTACCTTTTTATCCGCCGTCCGTTCAATCAATTCAATATGGTTCCCACCAATGCAAGCGCCTATAAGACATTTATCACGTCCAGAAACAAGCATTTCCATTTGCACTTGACACTCGATATGCAATGGTGCCTGTGGCGCTCCAGTATCTGATGGAATCCAATCATTTTTGTAGACGAGGCCATCTACGTTTTTGATCTCAAGTAAGAATTGACTCATGTCTTTGGCTGTTGCTTCAAAATCGAATGAAGCACCAATCCTTAATTGGTCATCAAAGATAAATTCATTCATCCGGCGTAAAAACCAATCGTTCTTATCGCCAATATGTTTTGCTATTGCGTCCTGTAATGCGATACCTAATTCCATGCGTTCATTTGGATCAATCTTGACATATTGCTGGTTCTTTTTTCTGTTCCAAAGCTCGAATGCCGTTGTATACGGACTGATACCGAATAAGGCTGCCACCTCTGTGCTTGTAACCACTCTAGTTCGCATTTCCAACCAATGCTGTTCGTTATCTGGAATAATAATTTGACGCATGATACTCCTTATATAATGACCTGGCGCCTACACCTTGCGGTGTAAAAGCGCCAACTTACATGGGCGCCAGGTTAAATTACTTCATCCGTTGGTTCACTGTCAGGATATATTTTTTCAAAATCTTTTTCGGCTTCTTCATTAATATTTAGGGCTTTGAAGTTTGGGGTCACTTGGCGCTCCTTATTGGTGATTGTTATTTTTTCTTTTCCGCAATCTCAATTCCAGCTTTGAATATCTCTGATATTTTCCAGCCATCTTCTCGTAATTTCTGAATACGATTGTAAATATCTTCATGGAACGCTAAAGATATTGGGAATCTTGCTTTTGCATTTTTCTTTTTCATATCTAAAATTCTACCATAATTTTTTTTAATGTCAAGGCATTATTTTTGTATTGACATTATTTTATTTTTTAGTATACTTTAGGTATGCTAAAATTACGTCCATATCAAGAAGATTTAATAAGCAATTCCCGTCAATTAATGAAACAAGGCGTTCGTTCCCTTATAATAGAAAGTCCGTGCGGTTCTGGAAAGACTTGCCTAACCGCTAAAATGCTTCAAACAGCGTCAGAAAAAGGAATGTCCTCGCTTTTTATAGTCCATAGAAGGGAACTTGTGAAGCAATCAATGGACACGTTCAAACTTGCCGGCGTTCCGCATGGCGTTATTGCAGCAGGGTTCTATGAGGAAAAGAAGCATTTAGTCCAGATCGCCAGCATACAGACGTTGGCTCGTAGGGTTAAGTGGTTGAAGAAGCCTTCTCTTATAATCTGGGATGAGTGCATAAGTGGGGATAGTATTATTGAAACAAATGTTGGACAAATTCGTATGGATAGTATACCATCATATAAAGATTTAAGAATTAAAAGTTTTAATGGGACAGACATTGTCTATCCTAAAATCAAAGCATTTAAGGATTCTGGATTTAAAGAAATTTATGAAATAACTTTAGAAGATAGGAAAAAAATTAAATGTACCGAAAATCATCCACTGATGACAAAAGAAGGATGGGTAGTTGCAGGGAAGCTAAAGAATGGCGAAAAAGTATTCGTATCTCCGCAAAACAAAAACGTTTTCTATACGGCACTCTTATTGGCGATGGTTCAATTGGATACCCAAATAAAAGATCAAAAACCCCTCGGTTGGCGTGGACTCATTCAGCCAATCAATTGGAATGGATGGAGTTTAAGGCCAATATATTACGAAACCTCAGAATCGGAATTGACCACGTCAGAAATGCAGGCTTTGGAGATTATTCTGTCAGAGGTAGAACCTCTTGCCTTGAAAGTCTTAAAGAAATACATTCCACAGTGTATAGGAATGGGAGAAAAACTATCAGCCAAGAATGGCTTCAGAGTCTCGGCTCTGAAGGAATTGCATGGTGGTTGTGTGATGACGGATGTTATCAAAGACGTTGCGGATGGATTGAATTTAATACTCAAGGATACAATTACAAAGAAAATCTTCTCATTCAAAAATTCTTTTTTGAAAGATATGGAGATTGTCGATTGTATCAACATAAAAGAGGGCATTATTCAGTTCGACTCCCAAAAGAATCTTCAAGAAATCTTATCAAAGATGTTAGAAAGTATGTGCCAGAATGTATGGCGTACAAGTTGGGTAAGAATAGAATCAATAAAAAAAGTATGTTCCGAGAAGGTCTACGATATATCTGTGGGTAGAACTCACTGGTTCATAATTGTCATCATGTGGCCGCAAAGTCATGGTCAAAGATACATGACCAATACCCAGACGCTTATCACATTGGTTTGTCGGCTACGCCTTCCAGGCTTGACGGAACCGGCCTTGGCAAGTGGTTCAAAGCAATCGTACACGGGCCTACTGTTGAATGGCTTATTAATGAAGGCTATCTGTCAAAATATAAGCTATACGCCCCGTCATCCGTCAATGTGTCAGGCGTACATACACAGATGGGTGACTACAATCGCAAAGAGCTTAATGTTGCTACTGATAAGCCGTCAATAACAGGAAATGCTATTCATCACTACATTAAATACGCTTATGGCAAACGGGCAATAGTTTTCGCAGTTTCTATTGAACACTCGAAACATATAGTAGCCGATTTTCAAAAAGCCGGTATATCCGCAGTTCACGTTGATGGGGAAACACCTACAGAAGAAAGGGATTATGCAATCAATAAATTCAGAGAAGGATCAATCAATGTGCTTAGTAACGTTGAATTATTTGGGGAAGGATTTGACCTTCCCGCTATCGAAGTGGCAATCCTTCTTCGCCCAACTAAAAGCCTGGGATGCTATGTTCAACAGGCCGGGAGGGTTCTACGCACCTTGGATGGTAAAAGAGAAGCAATCATCCTTGATCATGCAGGTAACTGTCAGCTTCACGGTTTGCCAGATGATGAGCGTACTTGGTCCCTTGAAGGTTCACGTAAGAAAGCTCAAGAAAAACCAGAAATAAGTGTTAAGATCTGCCCATCATGCTTCGGTGCGCAAAAGTCATATGTTAAAGCCTGTATTTATTGCGGGTATATATTCGCTGTTAAGTCACGCGAAGTTGAACATAAAGAGGGTGATCTGGTTGAAGTAAACTCCGAAATAGTAAGACAAACAAGAACCAACGATCTCTGGCAGGCAAAAACCCGTGACCAGTTAATCGAACTTGGCCGACAACGTAAATATCGTCACCCGGAATATTGGGCACATCATATATTACAAGCACGTCAATTAAGAAAAATAAAAGGTAAACCAGTGGAGGTATCAAATGGAAACTTATAGCACAATCGGAACCGGCGTAAAAGTCACAGACCGCGTATTTACCAGCGATCAGCTTGGAGAAGCAGAAACACCATTTAAATATGTCATCAAGAATCTCGAAGGCCGCTTAATAGGACACCTGGTATTCAAGAATGGAGAGAACGAAGGAATATTGAATGAGGACCTGTTATCCGTTTTGATTGACCGTCTTGCCACGCAACAGGAAGGGATTAAGAAGGCGAGAGAGATAGGTTTTGCTTTGGCCAGATGTGAAGAAGCATTAATGTGGTTGAAAAGCAGGGTAAAATGATATTATCCGAAGGCAACAACATAAAAATAACAAAAGTAGGTGATGACTACCTAATAAGTAGCCTCACAACAGTCCACAGCAAGGGCTTCAAACTCACAGCAGAGTCCATAGAAATACAAGGAGATCGAGGCATTATGATTAGCAGTGCTATGCCTAACAAAATAATCATTAGTGTCGATATTAATAAATTTATAGCGGAGATTAACGATCTACAAACACGCTTCGATAACCTTGAGAAGATCGTTTTGGGTATGATTAAGGGTAAATAAAACATATATACGGATGAAAGGACTTCTATGGACGAGGAAAAGCTGGCAAAGGAATTAATGAATGTTTATTGGAATAGGGGTGGTGGGTATATGGCTTTTAGGTTAGCCCGCTTCGTCCTGCGAAGGGAAATTGAGGCACGCATGGAAGAATTAACGCATCATATTTCTGGTAGCCAAGAAGCGTGTTTACATAAATTAGAAAGGCTTGCCTATCTTCGCAGGGATTTAGAAAGGTTGGGAAGGAATTGACAAATCTATTATTCTTGCAGGAATTACTGGACAGGGGAAATCGCCCAACGCCGATTAGCACAGGAGTATTTGTTTACTTAAACGGCATTGTTAAAGGAACGGAGAGCGTTATGGTTCAATTTATTACGTCACTAGCAGTAAGATGGTTAACATGGCAATTAAGAAAAGACAAAGATTTTTGGAGAAGTTACCAGTCAAATATTGCTATGTGTATATACGATAATTTAGGTAGAAATTTGCCATTAACAACAGAAAAATCGAGTCCAACGTTATTAGAACTATCCAATATTTGTGCCAATGATTTTATGTATTTATGGACAAGAGAAATATAATCCCATAACCCACAACAGTTACAGGAACGGAGAGAGAATGAAACCAAAATGTAGACACCTAAATAATAAGCTCGTATTAACGGCAGGATGGTATAGGAAGAATGATGCCTTAATATCAAGTGATGAGGCTTTGGTTTTTGAATGTGAGAAATGCCATGCAATAAGGGTAGATAATAAAAATGAAATGTGCTACGGAAAAGGTGTTTGGAGTCATTACACAATTAGACCTCTTTAACCCCATCACCCACAACAGGAAGGGTAGAGGAAAATATGAAGAATAAATTACAAGCAATTTGGCGAATCATTTGGGCAAATGAATACTTTGTATTATGCCCAAGCGGTTCCACAAGCCAATGGTATCAAGATAGCACATCTTATACTGCTAAAATTGCTAAAAAGTATAAAGAAAATATTGAGAATGGTTTAGTTTAACGGCATTGTTAAAGGAACGGAGAAAATGAAACCTAAATACTTCAAGAAAAAAGAATACACCCAATGCTTCCATGAGTGTCCAAAGTGCCATCTGATTATTCGTCAACAGACTATGCCTAACCAACGGTATATCGAATTGAAAGAGTATCACTGTTTGATATACAATTTATCAATGAAACGAAATTTAATAATTATACAGGGCGATTTACCATTACAAGAAAGTTATGTTTGGAAAACTGCTCGATAAGAAAGGACTCCAATGATAACCAAAGAATGGCTTAAAGAACAATCAGCGTGTAAAGAGGGTTATGAATGGTCAGTGCCAAGATTAAAAACCCCAATGAATGATAAAGATTTTCTTCAAGCCCTTATCGACGATAATAAACTTGATTGGGCGAATTGGGTTATCATCCGATTATTTAATGATACTCAAAATAGGCGCTATGCCATTTATGCCGCTGAACAGGTAATACATATTTATGAAAAAGAATATCCTAATGATAATCGACCTAGAAAGGCTATAGAAGCGGCAAAAGCGTATTTAGAAGACCCAACTCTCGCTAATGCCTCCGCTTGGGAAGCCGCTAGGGACGCCGCTTGGGAAGCCGCTAGGGCCGCCGCTTGGGACGCCGCTAGGGACGCCGCTAGGGCCGCCGCTTGGGACGCCGCTTGGGACGCCGCTAGGGACGCCGCTTATAACGACATGATCAAAAAAATATTAACCTACGGATTAACCTTATTGGAGTAAAAATGAAACTCTCTCTCAAGGGCGTGTGGCCTCGTAAAAAGTCAGATACGTTTTATGATTCTCATGGTAAATGGAATCTATTAGAGATTTCAGCATGGAATCGTTGTATCGACGCATTGCCGACGGAGGGTAAATGAACGATAAAAATTGGATTGCAGTTTACATTATTTTGGCTGTATTAACTTTAGTAGCCATATATGTCGGAACGTGCGTATTTATTAACCTATTACCGCCAATCAAAATACATTTAGTTTAACCCCTTCGGGGTGGAAAGGACTGAAATGACCTTTAATAAGGTTATGTTTTCATCTGCAAGTGCCCACTGGTCAACGCCAAAGGAGGTTTATGATGCCCTTAATAGCGAGTTTAATTTTGATTTTGACCCTTGCCCTATCAATGGTACACAGGGATTGGATATATCTTGGGGTCGGAGCAATTTTGTTAATCCTCCCTATTCTGATATTAAAAAGTGGGTTGAGAAGGCGTATCAGGAATTTGGACAAGGCAAACAAGTTGTTCTCTTGATACCGTCAAGAACTGATACAAAATACTGGCATGACTATATTATGAAAGCAACGGAGATAAGATTTATCAAAGGCCGTCTTAAATTCGGGGGGGAGTAAGAATTCCGCACCATTTCCAAGCTGTATTGTTATCTTTAGAAAGGACTTCCACATTCCCAAAGCGCAGGTTAGCTTGGGAGATATAAGACAAGTTATTCAAGACTGGTTATCAAGCGCAGGCGAGAGCAGACTAACACCCTATGAAGAAATTGAAATTGCCCAAGCCGTCTTGGAACTTGTTCAGGGGAAAGGACTATAATACGCCTAAACAGCGTAATGACCCGCACGGAATATACTTACAATTCACGTCAACTTTCTGCAAATTGTTAAGATTAGCCACTTGATTAGCTGTTGAGCGTATCTGCGGAGTTACAATCTGACCGTACCGGATAGCCCACCCTATCAGTATCACAACGATAAGAAGGACTATCCGGTACCAAGAAAACCCATGTTCAATCTTTACCATTTTAAAGTCACCGTAAACACCATTATATCAAGCCTATGCGGCAGGATTGACAGATGCGCTGTTTGTATTACCGCTAAAGTCGCCATTGACACTATTGCCTTGGTTGCCATCCATAAGACCTTTATCATGTGCGATTGCCCAAGCCCAGGAATGGAACAAAGCGTTCTTAGCGATTATCAAATCCGCAGCTAAGTCTGCTGTGGCCTCTGCTACTGCAAGGGCTACCCTTTCTTTTACTGTTGAAAACGGAGACATCTTTGCTTCATCAGCAAATATTTGTTCTACCTGTTGCTTAAAGGCAGGAAATAATGCCGCTTCTTCTTCCGTAATGGCCTCTTTAAGGAACGATAATAGAAAATTGATAGCTTGACCTGCCTCTTTTTCAATGAAGTCTTTAACGTCGTTATAGCATGTTTCCAAGAGTGATAAAACAGGGTTTATCGACATATTACTTCCCTCCTATTGGTTTAATCCTGTTTCCGAGGCCAATGTAGCCTCCGATGGCCGTCATGTAGTAAATCACCTTACCAAATGGTGGCTTTAAATCCTTTGGTTCTGCGTCCACGGCGTCCTGAACAGCCGTTAAAACTTTAACGATTATCAGGTATATCACCCCTATCTCAGCCCAATGTTTGTGCAATATCTCCATGTTCTTTCTCCTCCCTAGTTACATAGTCTTTATGGTACGGACATTCCTTATCACAAGCACCGCTACCTTTGTACTTACATCCACCATCAAGCGTGCATTTAACATGTTGTTGGGTCGTCATGGCAACACCGGGACACTTTCTGCTCAAGGCAGGTCATTTTGTCTTGATAATGGACTAACTCTGCCCACATTCTCATATGGTCTGCTTTATTTTCATTTCTTAATTCGTTAAGAGAACCGTTAGATTCTTCAAATTTACCGTCGATATGGTGAAGCTCCCGGTCAATGGTATATCCAAAATACCAACTGATACCTCCGAGCACAAACGTTAACGCAATTGTTGTTATTGGTATTGCCCATACCCATTTGCGGCTTTCGTGAGTAACCATACTCCCTTTCTTACTTCATCACAGCGTCGAGTATTGACTTATGTTTATATTCCATGCACTTTTCACCATAACGGCACTTCCAAACAGAACCAGTCTCCGGCATGTCAAATAAGAAACTATTTGGTCTGTGGCAGAAAGGCTCATCGCAAACAGATTGAGTTAAATTAATATTACTCTCATATCCTAAAACCTTTGGTGACGTTCCTCCCCAGACCACAACAGCTTGTTTTTCGAGTGCGGCGCAAGCATGTTGCATAAACGAGTCAATCAACACTAATTTATCCGCATATTTAATTAATGCTATTAACTCCCTTATAGGAGCAGATACAGGTGTTGTGTTGTCTACTGTTGGCTGTGTAGGGGCTTTAATTAATAATACCTTGTGCTTAGTATTAAGTTTCTCCGCTACTTTGTTAGCAATTTCTACAGGCAAATTTCGGACATACATCTTAGGGGCAAGCTGACCTTGCTTCGGAGGCGCACCACCAGTAACCTGCATGATAGCGACAGGTTTCTTTTGTAAGTTTATAAACTCCCTTGCGTCGCGATACTCAACATCTGTCAGAAAAATATCAGGTTTAGGATTATCAAACGGAACTCCTAACATTTCGCACCAGATATCGGTGATGTGTCTATTTTTATATATGTAGTCGTGATGAAGATAAGGCTCATTCTTCAATACCAGAGATTTTTTATCACGGATAAAATCATCATAGAAATAAAGAGGATTGCCAAGCGAATAAACCCTGTCCACATTAGGATTAAATTGAAAAATATCAGGGTAACTTGCAACGACAAGTATTTTCTTATCTGGATATTTTTGTTTAATCCCTCTTAATGGTACAGTGGCATTGATGTTTTTTCCAACACCACCATCGACGATAAAGACTACATTTTCAAAGTCCACGTTTAATCTCCGTTGGGTGTTCAACAAAAATATCAATGCCCTGAACTTGATGGCCAAGAGGCGCATTTGGATTTATACGGACTTTAACATCCATTAATAAATCTCCCTCTTCCACCACAACACCATTTGGGGTATTAAAGCCAACCTTAAATCCCAACACTTTCATTAGTTCTTGACCCGACACCCAATACTTAACAACATCTTTTCTAATCATATTTCCCCTTATTTTAATGTTACATCAGCGACGGCTTGTCCTAATGCTGTCAATTGAGCCGTTAAATTGTTTACCCCGTTTTGGACATTGTTCTGTTGATTAACAACTTCTGCTCTTGTCAGAGGCTTTGACGCATTGATAGTCGTTTGCTCTGATCCATCTGGATTCTCATTCACCGTTGTTGTTGTGATAATTGCCTTACCATTAACCTGTGCATAAGTTACTGTTACTGTTTGTGCCATTTCAATCTCCTTTAATTAATCATTATTCCACAACAAGTACAATGCCAATTATAATTACCGTCCATCCAATAACAATTAATCCCCGAATAACCTTGAATATAATAACTTAGAGCGTTTATGTAAGCGCAACAGATATTATAATAGTTCATGCAAAGGTCACTACAAGCAGAACCGCTCCAACCGCCGAAACCACCACCTCCACATAAATAACAAGCGTAATACGCCAGACCGGAATAACAGGAGCATTGCACATTACTTAAACAGCTTCCGTCCCCGCAAAAATATCCATAAAAATAACAACCACAAATATTAAAAGCGCAACATATACTGTATCCCTGCATACAAAGGTCAGTACAGGCGCATCCAGACCATCCACCACCGCATCCACCGGAACAAACAGAACCTAAATTCCAATTATAACCGTTCCAACAAAGGACGCATCCATAACAGTATCCACACATAGCATAACTAGGTATGCTCACATCACATAAACCGCACAAACATTCGTGCGTGGACAGATTGGTTAATCCGCTCCCATCTCCATAAAAATAACTTCCACAAATACAACTCCCCTGGATAGGACCATTTGTGTAAACACCCCATCCTTCGTATGTCGATAATGAAGTGTAAACTCCATTATAATTATTACAGAAATAGCCACCAGCGTCACAACCGCCCAAATTGGAGCCAAGTATGCCTGTGAAAACATAACAACTACAACCAGTTGTTTGGGCTGTAATAGGGCCGTAAGCACTTATATAGCCAACATCAGTCAAGGTATAACCATTACCACAAACATTAGAAGTCCAATTAGCATTGTTAGGAACATCGACCCAAGCACCGTTACATCTGCCATAAATTGTGCCATCAGACGGAGCGTCTTGCAATACCATCGTTTCTACACCACTATAAGCCTGTGTGTATAAATTACCATCAGCTTTGAAGTAAAGTTCATGGAATCCAGATACAGGTGCGCTTGGAGTAGCAAGCTCTTGCATCGTTACCAAACCTTCAATATTTAATGAACCAGTATTCATTGGATATCCTCTAATTGAGCCCGTAAAGCCTGTGCCTGTGCTTCCCATTGAGCCATACGTGCGGTGTCATTGGTACGTATTGCCCTTATTGATTTAAGGTCTATAGCGTCAAGTTGGGCTTGAATATCCGCTATCTGTTTAGCCTTGGCCTTTTGTGCATCAATGATCATCTGTACTTTAGCAGAAGCGTCCAATTCTTCTGGTGTAGGAATTGAATAGGTGATATTGCCGTCTTTAATTATCTCTGCCATATTAGTTCATCCTATATAAGTTAACTGTCCCAGTTACCGTTCCCGCCGTGGTTGTAAAATCTATCGAGCTTAAAGCATTGTGTGAATACTTGAACGTCCCATGCAAGGTACGAAAATACCCTGCTGAATCGGTTATGCCATAGGTCATGTTCCCTCGCACTATGCTTGTGCTTCCAGGGATAGTTGAGAAATCCATAACGATATAGAAACCCTCTCCTATAGCATTGTTATCTAAATCCGCTATATAGGTCGTGTTCACCCGTCCATATACCAGATCGTTAGAAGTGCCCCCCGAACTCATAGCGTTCTCCGTCCACGCCCATGTATAATATGAGCCAGAGTCGCTATTAAAAGTGATATTAAACTGTCCAGCGGTAGTATTTTGTTTTAGGTTAACGATGATACGATAATTAACACCAGAAGTTAAACTTCCAATGCTAAACGTATTGGCCGAAGAAGGCGAAGCTGTTACTACATTAGACATTCCAGGCAAGGCAGCATTGGTTATTACACCCGTCGTATTGTTGTAGCTTATGCCCGTCCCTGCGGATAAGGCCATCAAAGGTATGTAACTATTTGGATTTGTGGCGTTATATGGCGTAAATCCCAATGCCCCTGTAACCATGCCACTTGTTAAGGATACACTCAAAGGCGTTACTGCTAGCCCGTTGCCTGTCAATGTAGAGTCCGTATAGACCTTATTCGTCAACGACCCGCCCTGCACCACGACCTTCCATGTCCCTGTTATCGTATAGGATGATAAATTTACCGTACATGCCGAAGTGCTTGTTAAGGTTATCCCGTCTGGAATTATCAGGTTACTACCATTGTCGTAAACAGATACTATTACACTCTGTACCCCTAAATTGTGCGTTACTGTCAACACTCCAGCCGATAGACTTGAACTTGTGAAGGTTGCCGTGTAACCGCCGGAAGGAACTCCGATCATTTGATTCCAGTTTAAATTTGTTAAACCAGAACCATTACCAGAAATTATATAGTTTGAATTTATTGGACTTAGCGTTGACCCTGATAGTGTCCAGAATGACCCACAACCTGGCGTTGTATCATAGGGCTTACAGACATATTTCGTGATTTGGCCAAAACATACTGTTGGCGCGATCATAATAAGTATTAGGTTAAGTTTCCACGAACGTACCATCTATATGCCCCTGTAGTTGTTATCGCCACACTCGTAAACGGTGGCACTCTTTCGTTGAATGTTTCCCCTGTATGTAGAACCCAAGACAATGTACCGCCAGAACAAGTAATAACTATCTGGATATCACCTGCGCTGTCATTAGTAAGGAAAAGCTCTCTTGCCGGAAGATTAGGCCATTCAACACCCGCTTGTATTGTCGCATTAACTATTACAGGCGTAACTCCGCTTGACCCAATGACGGGTAGCTTCTCCCGCTGATCGCCGTGATACTTTGCTTCTACGGCCATTATGGATGGGTTAATTGGCATTGGCGTATACCTGATTGTTAGGAATTTCCGTTATATTGCAATTTGTAGCGTTCAATACATTCTGGTAGTAATTAACATCAAACACTTGATTTCCGTATTGTCCGGTTTGGTTTAATGCCTGGATACCGTTATCGCATGATATAACGTAAGCGGCATAGGCTCCCGTGATTGAGGCTAAAAGTATAAGTAATGTTAAAAGTAGTTTCATGCTTTCTCCTTATGTTGATTGAAAATCAAAATCACCATAAACTGCTTTTGTACCGGATGTTGTCCAGTTAGAGCCAGTCGAAGCCTTGTAAAAATTAACAACATTACTGTTGGCAGACATCTCAACTTGTGTAAGAGAATTTGTTATCGGGGTAGAATTATCCATTGAATATCCGGAAGTTTTCTCTATTCCAATGAACGTATTTGTGTTATATTGGAGTGTAAAAGATAACTTATTAGCATTAGATGTTCCAACTATGCCATAATATACAGTCACATGTTTACCAAGTTTACAGACGTAAATTTGTTTTACAGAAATGCTACTGAAGCCAACAATCGTCGAACTTGCGGAGTAATCTGCACAGGCGTTGGTGTAGACGTCGCCACCACTGGAAGAATTTAATATTAAATTTGAACCGTTTAGTTCAAGATTATTAAAAGTATTTCCTGCGTCATTAACACTTTCTAACTGAATACCATTAGTTGATGCGGTTGTTACAACAAGACGCTGGTCTGTTCCTTTTCTAACATCAAGAATATCCAAAGGCGAACTCGTCCCGATGCCGACGCTGCCAGTAGTAGTGATTGTTCCGGCAGTCACGTTACCAGTCACGTTACCAATAAACCCATTCAAGGACGACACCGTCCCATTGTTATAATAAATATTCGACCCGCTATACAGCCAAGGATTTGATGTGTTTGCTATGTTCCCCAGATTACCGTTTGCAAGCCACCCTATCAATAACCCAGGACTAGATGAAGGAAATGTTAATGGTGTTGAACTATTGACTGAAGATAATGGTGATCGATCTAATTGTTCCTGTAATTGCTGTGAAATCATAGTCAACTTATCACTCATCCCCATAACCACTGGTGAAGGTGAGGGCCCTTGATTACTAGCCGCAACTTGTTGCGTAAAAGGCTCAACACGAAGCAATATTATCTGCGTTCCGGAAGCTAAAGGAGATCCGCTAACAGGATATAACACGGACTGCGTTACGGTATTGACAGAGAAGTTTGATGTCTGTTGCGTAACATTACCATTTATGTCAACCGTATAGACCTGAATATCGGTAGATAATAATATAGGGAATGTGTAATTGAAAGATGTGGTTACGCCATTACCAAAATAAATATTTTTATTGATTGCAGATGATACGATGGCGTAACTTGGCGTTGATATGGCTGATAATAGGCCAAAGGCTACCAGGGCGGACAACATTAATCTTTTCATTTAACGCTCCTTATTGTATTTTATGCTTATCGTAGAAGGTGGCAAGCAATTCCCCAACTCTTTTTATTTCATTTGGCGACGCTTTTCCTGCGCTTTCCATGCGTTGGTACTTATCTTGCAACATAGTTTTTAATTCGTCCTGATCTTCTGCGCTCATATCATTCATATTTCCATCAGCCTTCTTAATAATCTTCTCTACGGACAAATGCTTGTATGCTTTCTCTACTGGCGTTTGATCTGCCTTTGCTTGTAAAGCATTAACACGTTCTTGAGATATATCGCCAGATTGAAGGTATTTATTAGCGGAAGTTTGATCGCCTTTTTCTAAGCCTTTTTCAACTTCTTGATCGATATCTTTAGCTTTGTTAGATTCGGATTGTCCTTGTGAAAAACGGCTAAGACCTGTAACAAGGGTTGCACTACCGGCAATATCTGATGGCTTTCCTTCTGTGGCATTTTTGACCTGTTCTCCAACGTAACCAGCTGGCCCTGGCTGAACAACAAAAGGCAAAGGAGCGACCGTTGAAAGCAATTCTGACACATAATTGACTTGTTTTGTAACTGCTTCTTTATATTCTTCGGGGACTGTCTTGGCTATCTGTGCGCCAACTCCACCAGTTTCTTTTGTTATATCCTGACCAGCATAACTTGTATGGGAAGCCCATGTAACTACAAGCCTTGCAACTGGCGATAGTTTTCCTTGTAAGTACCTGCTTATGCCAGTTAGCCCGCTCTCACCAATATCAGACAACATTTTAACAATCTCACCCGTAGCGGCGGGGTACATTGATATATGATTCTTTGGAGAGAGTTCAATCTCCATTTTATGACCTTTGCTGTTTTCATTAGTAAAATGTCCGTTGATCATATAATTAGCAAGCTGTGTGGCCGCTGTGCCATATAATAAGCCCTTAATTACTATTGCCCTTGTGGCATTGCCTTCTGTGCCTTGACTTCCTGCAATCCCTTTCCAGTCAGATACTCCCGAACCTGCGGAACGAATAGCAGAATATAGCCAATCAGGAGCAAACCACGCTGTACGAGCAGCTGTTATAGCTTCCTTGCTGTATCCAAGTCCTGCCCAATTGTGACCACCAAAGGCATTGTTGGAGGCTTGCGCATACCCACGATCCGCCTGTAAGCGTTCTTCATCCGTTGCGTCTGGATGTGCTAAGTCCCATTTTGCTGTATTGCGCATGAAATTATCAACCTTGTAATACTCGCCCATGACTTGAAATAAATTATGCGTATGCCAATCAACTAACTGTGCGGCCTGTTTAATTACTGGCAATGAGGTAATCTTGTTCAACCAACTCGCGTCTTTTCCGGTAGCATTGGCTAATTTTATTACGTCTATATTGGATTGGACTTTATTTGACATTCCAACGCCAGTGCGAAGCATTCGTAAGCGACCTTCTTTAAAATCTTCTTGTTGCATAAGATTGCTTAATTGTCCTGTAAATGTATCTTTAAGACCTTTAATGCCGCCAGGGGAAGATAACTTTTGAAGAATGAATTGTTTATCATGGAATAGGCCAACCATAACGTTGATTGACTTAACAGCATTATTCAACGCTCCGGCTTTCTGCATAAATCCGACCTTCTTGAGATTGTCAGGATCAGTTATAACAGACATATCATCAGCTATGGCGGCAGGAGCAACAAATACTTGCTTCAATATCTTCTGATTCCCTTGTTCATCCATGATGGCTTCTTTAGTGTCTTTATACTTCATGGGTATATCGCGGGACATATTACCAACTTGTTTCCAACCAGCAGGAACGCTATCTTTATTAACCCAATCGCCCATATCTTTAGGAGCGGACTCCTGCGCATATTGTCTGCCAACGGTAACACTTGCAGCTTCTTCTCCGTGGATACCAATTAGATCTGGGTAGTTCATTGTCTTGAAACGCTTGCCACCGATAACGGCATCGATCATATTCTCATAGAAACGCTTTTTGGAATGGCCTGTGCTTTGCTGTGGATTATCATAGTCGTTACCTTTTAGGACACGTTCGGCTGGCTCGTCTTGATACATGCGGTTAATGCCGTAGTTTTCAAGAAACGACCGTATAGCACCAACTGATTTCATTGCAAGACCGGATTCTTTGAAGTATTGATTGCCTAAAGCAATGCCCTGTTTGGCTTCATCTGAAAGGCTCAATGCAAGTTCAGCGGCAGGCTTGACTTCTTTTTCCCAATATTCCTTATTATATTCATCAACTTCTTTATCGGCCTTATCAATCCATTCTGCGATCTTAGCCTCATCACCACCAAAACTGGCATAAATAGACATGGCGTCTTGCTGTGATTTATCTTTTTCAATCCCGCGTATATCATCAGCCAAGTCCTGAACGCGTACAACCTGTTCTTGATACCTGCCAATGTATCGTTTGACAATATCTCGTCCTGTTTTGTTTAAATCAACGTCTCCACGTTTGCCAACGACTTCTTTGATACCTAAAGGCTTTAATGGAAAATATTTTTGTTTTTCTAAATCTTTTTCTTCCATAAATTTAGGTATATGCTGACCCGCAGTATCTTGAATACTTTTTTCATTAGCAAATTCACCTCTTAATATTGATTCAAAAAATTCTTTTGATTTATCAAGATTAGCACCAAAGAACTTTTGAATACGATAAGATAGTCTTTGAAACAATCCTTTTATTCTGTCTGAAAATGTTCCAGAAATTGCTTTACCATCTTTTAATTGCGCATCTTTTCCTTGCCCAGCATATTCAGTAAATTCACGCATCAAATGTTCTTCAGAAATATGATCTATTCTTCCTTGATAATCTTTATCACTTTCTCCTTCTTCACGTTCAATATTGACATTATTTCTTTCAGCAGCACCATCTAATAATGTTCTTTTCTCGCTAGGAGTTAAAAACATATCGAATATTGAATGCCCCATTTCATGTAAATATGTTATAAGCGGAGCATCTTTTGCTATTCTTGTTTTAAGATCATAATAAAGTCCAAGTCCTTTTTTACCCGCTTCCGTCATTAAATATTCTACATTAACTAAAGAATCTGCGAGTTGTGGAAAATATTTCCTAACTAATTCCCTTCCAGATATTTCAGCTTTACCTTTTTCTTCTTCTGTTAGTTCTTTGCCAATTTTAATACTATTAATATCTCCTTGTGGCACTAATTCATTTGTTTGGAATTTAGGATTATCTTCATCTACTAATCCACCGGTCATGGGGGAGATGGGTTTTTCTTCAACATTTGACTCAACTACAGGTTCGCCTTTAGCGGCACGACGTTCATTTAATTTTTGCTTCCATTCAGCAACGTCTTTAGCGGCATTGACAATATCTTCATCTGAAACATTTTCTAATTTACTCTTTGCTTCTTCTACACTACCATATCCATGAGCTAAATTACTTCTCATATTATCAATCAATTCTTTATCAGTATATTGTCCATCACGTTCATTTACTGACAACTTGAATTGAGAATAAAAATCCTCTAACTGGCTTTCTAAGTCAACTCCATATCTACCGTTACCTTCAAGTTCTTTCTCGGACTGTTCGTTATCTTCGGACATATTCAATTCTTCTTCACTTACACGTTCAGCATAAATGTTCTCAAGAAAATCCAATTCCTTTTGTGATGCCCCCGCTTCATAGCGAGTATCCATCAAACTTTCGAGGTTTTCTGTGTCAAGACTCCTAACTTGCTTTTCAACTTCCGCAAGTGATACATTGGAGGTGTTTTTGACTTTTCCTTTCCCGCCTTCTTTTTCACCTGAAAAATATCCATTTAATTCTCCTTTAAGCATAAGATTTTTATAATAATCAGGCCCCTTAACTCCAAAATTCTTTTCACCTTCAAATTGAGATGCGAAATCTCTTAAATTCTGCCACGGCCCATTTGCTAATTTTAACCTTTCATCATTTGTCAATGATGCAACAACTTTTGGAGGTAAATATTGTGAAAGATAATCCAACAATAATGGGCTTTGACCTTTCTGAAAACTACCCTGTTGTTCTCCTTCGGCATTAGGAATATTATCCGGTGATGCTTCTCCCGCAAGGACAGCCTTCACCTCCGGCGTCTCAATCCCCGTCTTAGGCAACCCATTCTCCGTAATCTCATTCGCAATAGCGTCCCAATGAGGGCTTTGTGCCATGTTGATAATATTTGTGAAAGGCACACGAATAGGCTTACCAGAAGCAACTGATGCGTCAATGTGCTGTCGTGTTACCTCTAATCTTCCAAGCAATTCCTGTTTAGCGTCATTAGGAAGATTACTGTCTGTAATTGCTTTGATGTGTTCAGCGGCTAAGTCCATTGTAGGAACAGCGTCTACTGGATGAGGAGCAATATCCCCTAATAACCATCCAATAAGGCTTTCAGCGCCTTTCTCAACAAATTCACCTGCGCCATGCGCCGCAACCGCACCAACAACAATTTTAGGAATCTCCAATAAATCTTTAATAAACTGATTTGTTTCTTTAGGAAGAAATTTATCTTCCGCCATTCCAAGCAACTTATCTATGCCAGTGAATACACCTAATCCTAATAACCCTTTTGTGGTTAATAAAGCACCTGCGGCAATTCCGCCTTCTGCGGCAACTGGCGCTAACATTCCTTCTGTCATTAATGCGCCAAGATATTGTCCTTTAGTTGGTTCAGACATCATACCTGTAATCTTTGGATTCCTTGAAAGTTGATCGTAATTCTTCGCCGCATCAGTCATGGACATCCCCGTTGACTTAGAGATGCTATAAATATTGCCAACTTCTGCTTGATTATCAGCAGTAGACTTAACAAATGGAGATCGAATAAAATCTAATGCTTGTTCTTGCCAAGTCTTAGGTTGTGATTTTTGGTATTGTGGATCAGGCGTAAATGAACTCAAGTCAAAAGCGGGCATGGCAGATACAGCTTTACCATCTTCTGTATCTGGTACAAACGAACTCATGTCAAATTGCGTTGTATCAGCTTGCGCTGGTGCTGTTGCTAGTTGATTTCCCACTTGAATCTCCACTTGATTTGCTTTTTATAATTTCCACATGTAAGTCTGGAAAAACAGTCCTTCTATTACCATACTTATCGCTACCAGTAATGCCGCCCTCTGGAATATTCGCCAACTTAGGATTTAACTGCAAAGCATGATTCCTCATAGCCCCAGTCATTGCCTGCGTAGAATCGGAATTAGGCGCTTGCATGGCGGTAGTGTAATCTTTAATCAATCCAGTAAACCCAGGCTTATCCTTGCCATAATCAGTCAACGTCTTTATCCCTGCCGTAACTGCTATCTGATTTGGATCAGGTTCTTTCCCTTCATCTGCGTCTGCTTTCACCGGCATATACTGCCCGCGCATAGTCAATAACTGTGCGGCGATATTTTGTTGCTCTTGCGTTATCTTGCCAGTGGCTTTGGAATTGAATATCTTAACAGCCTCATCAACCAATGCGTTAGATGATGGAGCCTTGGCTAATGCAACCAAATGATTAGCAAAAATTTCGTTCTGCTTTGATAAGAATTGCTTATTCTGCGCCATGCGGCCTTGAAGCTCTTTTATGTTTATATCTTCCGGTTTTTGTGCTTGTTGCGCATTAAGTCCAATTGGATGGGCATTGATTGAAGCCGAAGCTGCCATTTTAAGTTTATCGTCAATAGGCAATCCATTAATAGAGCCTTGGTTATGTAATCCCACAACTCCATTGGCCATATCCTTGATAAATTGGAGATTATTTCCTTGTTGTTTAATGTCCGCTAATTTCTCTTGTGCTTTTGAATAACCGATTGCGGCTTTTTCTACCTTATCGCTAATCTCGTTTAAATCTTCCGATGCCAAAAATTTAGATGTAGCTCCCAACATTGCTTGGGCATCATCATTACTCATGCCGTTTGTAACTCCGCCAATAGTTGCATTTAAGACTGTTTGCTTATACGCCTTTTGTTGATTCTTCTGGATCTCCTCTGGTGGTAATCCTGCATACGCTCCCTGTTTCATTGTTGAATCTGATACTTCATGTAGAACATTCATTAAATCGGGGATAGTCTTAACGTTGCCGCCAGAAGCAACCGCGTTGGCCGTGCTTGCTGTCAAAGTATCATTAACATACGCTTTCTGTTGTCTCGACTGCCAATCAGATACGGAACTTAATCCGCCGGCATAGACTGACCCAAATAGCCGCTGCCTTGTCTTGTTAAGCTCAAGCAATTCCGGTTCTTTAGGGCTATTCGCTTGCATAGCCGCAGTCATGCGTTGTGAATATTCATCAGCAATACCAGTTGCCCATTTACCTTGGCGATCAAGCAGGCCATCTGGTATTTGAATCTCTTGATTTGTATCAGGATCAATAACCGTTTTCATCCGGTCATTGTGGAGAATATCTACTTGATCCGCACGAAAACCTTCTTTATCTTCGTAAAGATTAGCCTGCTGTATCCACATTTTCTGTTGGATAAGGCGATCAGCGATGTCAATAGCTCCGGCTTGAACTTTAGCGCCAACCTTTTCTCCCGCCTCTGCCTGTGCTACCCCAAACATATTGGGATTAGCCACCGGCTGTTTGGGCATAGGAACTTGCGCCATCTCTGGCTGTGGCGTTGGTGCTTCATAATCTGCGTTTGGTACTCTTATGCCTGCCATATTTACCTCATAATTTTAATGGACTAAAATCTGGAGAATCAGAACTACCAACACCACCAGATGCTCCTAACGGTGTTCCCGTATTAGTTGTTTGCATCTTATACCCAATCCCAGCCACCGTAGAAGCCGTACTCAATAATGTTCCCGTAGCGTTCATTTCCCCTGCCGCCATCTCATTCTGTCCCTGAATAGTATCTAATGCAGCCTGCTGTGTATCAGTAAACATCTGTTCTGCCGCCGCAGTTTTAATGCTCCAAATCTTATTCTGTGCGTTATAACTAAGCATGGATTCGTCACGGTTACCTTTAGTAAATTGATTTGTTGCTAAATTCTCCGCTGTAACTGAATTAGCCGTGATGCCATTGGCAGACTCCGCAGCTCTCATTTCACCAGCTGTTTGCGCATTCTTAAAAGCTAATGACTGTGATTCAAGTTCTCCTTGTTGGGCAACCTGTTCTGATTGAGCTTGACCTACCTCATAGGCGGCCTGGGCATCTACTTGCTCTTGTTGCGCTTGATAATTCTGGAAAGCCTTGGAAGCTGCTCCTTGTTGATAACTAGAATAAGCTGAAAATCCACCGGAGACAACGGCTGTGCCAATAGCTATCCAAGCCATTGTGCCACGTTCATTTCCCATATATCTAGGGAAACTTTCTATCATAAATTTAAAAAAACTCATTTTGCCTCCGCAAATGCTTCTAAAAAATCATTTTCTTGTTCATCTAAATCCTTGTAATCATTCGTTGCGTGAATTCTCTCAAGTTCTTCTATATCACGAATATTATCAGGATTCGCGTGAATTGTGATCCATACAGTATCTTCATGGGTATAGATAACGCGTTTTGTCCCAACATTAGTGACCATGTGCATAGGAGCCTTAACACGCATTACGCCTTTCTCCGTTAAAACACTGCAATCGCCTAGTAACATAAAAGTTGCGTGAGATTTCTTAAATATTCTTGTTACGATAACGTATCCTCTTGGAAGAAATACTTCTCGTATATAAAGCCCTTCTGCAAAACTATGCTTTAATGGAAAAGCATTTCCCCATAATGCTCCAGGCATCTTCTCAATTTTATCCTGTATTGTAAGTATATTGTTTCTCGTTGCTAAATCCATATTTCCCTCGAGAATTTATAACGTTGAAACGGCATCATATCAACCCCCATGTTCACTTTGCCGTCCCATCTTCCTCCAACAAAATCTAACCATTTGCGAGATTCTCTGTTCCTTAAATCAACATACGCAATCAACACAGGATATATTTCAAGCATTTTTCTAATCCAGTCTTTCGTATTGCGTAAAAAATTTCTTCCAATCAATTTTAATCCGTTTGTTTTCAACAACCACATTGTAGGTCCATCACTTAAATCCATTATGCCAAACATTGCGACTATCTTTGCATTGTGTTCTACAGTCATGACAACCGTTGATTTCTTAAAGCTATTTAAGCAAGCATCTACAGGAGATGATCTGTCATAATTATATAATTCCTGTGCGTCTTGTTCACAAAGGTTATTGCCTAAAACCTGACAATCTGATTCCTTTGCTATGCGAATATCCCCTACAACCTTATCATGGTAAGTTAAGTAGCTCATGAGTCTGCTATAGTTCCTACACCTGATACTGATTAATTATAAGATCCACCGGCAAGGCTTGTTGTTCCTCCAACAATTACCTCTGGAATTACTCTAACAAGCGTAAATGGTAATGGATCACATTGCCGATAAAATACTCTCGCCCCATCTTCCCATCCACCACCAAGAACCTCTCGTATGTTTCCATTTAATAATTCAATTACTTTATTTTGATTCACTCTCTTAGGAATAAACGCTTCTCTTAATTTTAAATTACCGTATTCATCCAATGCAGATGTCCCTATCCATCCACCACGACTATTAACAAATCCAAATGTAACGCCGCCTATCTTAACCCTGCGCCCCTGTGTTGTCATTGGCGGTGGAGGATTAAACCAGAATGATAGTTCTACTGGAAGCGTTTCAACGTCGGAAAGATATTGCATCCCAATTTGAAGATATCCGCAAGCTCTCGGAAGAGTTATGCTTGCGCCGCTTATTACCTGTTTCGGAAAAACAAATCCATCCCCTAAAATGGAAACCGTTACCCCGTTGTATGAAGAAGGTATAGTGAAAGTGTAGAAACATTGTACGCAATTACCTCCTGATACATATGCGCCATATTTAGTGCTGTCAATATTAGTGTTGTCATAAACATCTTGAAGCGATATATGATCAGCATCAATTACCGTGCATAAATATTGATTACCATTTAATTCAGCCATCCCTACAACACTATCAAATTCAACAATTGCTCCGGTAGTTAATCCATGCGCTACTGATTTTATGACACACGGATTATCCTGCGTTGCCCCTGTCACTGGCAATACCGTAACTGTATTGCTCCATCCGTTATCAATGAAAAAGCTCTGCCTTACATCTTTAGTAATCCTCTGCTCTAATACTTCAATAAAACCACCATTCGGCCTTGTTACAACCGCCCATAATTCCGTGTAGCCATTTCCATACCCAGAAGTAATTGAATTGAATATGCCATTAGTATCATGATGATGCCATGCTACAACTTCTTGCTCTTTTAGATATGTCAAAGCAATCAACTGTCCATCGCTTCTTAACATCCAGATAATATTGTCTGGATTCTGCTGATAGCACATATCAACGACTGAATAATTCTCTAATAAATGTCGTGCGAATATATTTAATTCTGATGATGTGAAAGCCTGATAAGCAAATTGATAAACTATGCTTCTGATAACCTTACCTTGAAATTGTGAGAAGACAGCTTCATTACCAATAACAACTGGGTCTATTCCATCAGAACCGTTATAATCTTGGATTGACTGATCAATGGTTGAAGGCGTTAATGCCGAGCCAGATACTGGGGCAATAGCCCAAGAAGCGGACGATGTAAGCACAAGAAGAGATTGGAACGCTACCATGCCATTAATGGCATTTAATTGGCGTGATGTTAATTGAACGGATATCCCATCTGCGGCTGTCACTGGTGTATTAATTATGTAGCTGATATAATTTCCAGACGCTGTTAGCCATGTTGTATCTGGATCGTTCGGTGATCCTGCAAATCCTAATCTGTCTTGATAAAATCTTACTCTTCTAGGATAACCACGATAAGGTGACCATGCGCCTTCTGCCCATGTAGGTGTTGCGGCAGATGTGCCCATCTTTTGCAATACCGTACATGTTACCTGTGTTGGTGAAGTGTATGCGGTAATCTTAACGAAACTGTCTTGATAAAATGGCAATGTGCTTAGATTGACTTGAGCTGTACCAGATGTCAATGCTGACACATTTATTCTCAATAAAAAAGGTGTGGTATGATTAGTTACGCTTTCTGAATTTGAAGCATTAACATTAAAGTTTCCCTGACTATTCCATTGTTGAAGCATTGTCCATGTAGTACCATTATCCTCTGACATTTCTAATTGAACTGTTCCAGTCCATGTTCCATTGGTTTCTAAAAGCCAAGACGTGAAGCATGATATTGAATCGCTAACACCAGGAGCAGAGAAAGAGGTGTTCTGCGTTGCCTGTCCTTGAATATAATCAGTCTTACGCCATAATGCGCCAACATGAAGAGCGTTAAAGATTGACTTGGTTGCTGTAAGTATGACGCCAGTAGTTCCTGTATCTATTGCTCCACCGGCGGTAATGGTTACTGTTGCGTTAGATCCATGCCCACCAGATGTCAATAAATTCGATGCCTGTGTGTAACCAAGTCCCGCATTTGTAAGTGATAAAGATTGAATTACACCAGTAGTTACGGTTATATTTACCTTTGCACTTGATCCTGTGCCACCAGAAACGCTAAGACCTGTTGCTGTGGAGTACCCTGTCCCACCGTTTGTTAGAACTATTGTTCCAATAGGACCCGTTCCAAGTCCGCCAGTTATTGTCAAAACATTAGCCGTGCCAAGAACCGCCGATCCTTGAATAACCGTAAGAACATCTCCTACCTTATATCCTGTTCCTGCATTATTAAGAGCAACGGCGGTGATCGTGTTTGCAACGCTTCCTACCGTTACAGTTCCACCAGAACCTCCACCTTGTATAACGGTAAGTACATCGCCTGCTTGATAAGCAGATCCTCCATTATTTCCGAGTTTTGCACTTGTCATGCCAGCCAAAACAGAAATAGTGCTTGTAATATCAGCATTTTCATTTAGGAACGGCCCATCAATAACCTGATCAAGATATGACACCAGCGACCAATTATTATCAGCCAGTCTTTCCAGTATCATCTGGGGATATTTTTGATTAGTGATATAAACAAAATCAGCGGATTCTTCAAAACGTAAATCATTCAAATCTGCCTGTGCGTAAGGAGTTGGTATCTCATAAGCAGTTTGAAGTACCCAATCACCGTTTGCTAAATCTGTGGTGAAGGTTCCAGATGTGTGATTTGCAACGCAGTAATATGTGCTTCCACCATGGGTAACGAAATTTCCAATAATGTACGCGGTTCCCGTTAGCCATGCCGATACCCCTGTTGCTTGTACTTGCGCTCTATTAGTGAAAAAGCGCATATAATAATTACCAACTTCAATATAGAATACTTGTGAAGTTGAAAAAATAAATTTAACTATTCTTGGCGGATATGCTATATCTTTATACTGGGCAATCATCCTTAATCCTGGACGGTTGCTTACGCCACCTGATGGATGAATGATTGCATTACGGCAGGTTTCTAATCCTATTTTGTAACGTTCCAAATCAGTGCGGGCCGCGCAAATTGGAGAATATTCTCCTCCCATAAACGAACTTTGATTATAGTGTACGACTTTTGTAGGCGGAAGTTGTGGCAAAGCAACGCCATTGGCTTGCGTTTCTTTCTGTGGTTGTTGCGTTGCCGGCATACATTATTCCTTTTCTTCGCCACCTAAAATAGTATCTTCGCCTTCATCCTCTTTTTCTTCATCTTCATCAGACTCTACTTCTCCCTCCTCTGCTTTCATGGTAAAGGAAGAATCATACTGATCGTCGTGCATAGCCGTTATTTCTCCTTCAACTTCAATACGTACTCTATCTCCTTTATTTAATTTCAAGCCCTTAATTAACTTTAAAGGAAGAGATATTTCTTTATGGATAATAATAGTATCTTGATGTTCTTTGACAGCCGTAGGAAACATTTTCTCTGCGTTATTTTCTGATTTCTTTCCAAGATTCATGATGGTGTACCTCCAGGTCCAAATACATTGTCTAAAGTAACCTCTCCTTGAACAGAAACGCCACATCCTCCACGAGAATCTCGATACCCGTGTACTTGATGCGGCTTTTTCTTCTTTTCATTATACCCAATGCGCTTGCACTCATTAATTAGACCCAAAGCTACCGAAGCCTGCGCCTGTGCAACGGCTTCATCGCCAGTCAGCGCGACTGCTAAATATGCGGCAAGTTTATGAGAGAAAGCTAAAGCAAACTTAGGGTCCCAAAGAGTAGGGTCGACAACAATAGCCGTGGCATCGCAGATTGCGTTTGGCTCATTTGAACCAATAGCAAGCATTGATGTTCCTTTAATATAATATTTATCAAATTCAATTTCTTCTTTCTTGCTATGATGGAGTGGATTATAAACAGCCCAAACTCCGCCAATTTGAACTGGATAAGCATAAACAAATCCCCATCCAGCAAGCGTCGTATTGGCTAACAAGACTAAAGGTATTTGCGCTTGAGAGAATCCGAACTCATGTTCATTAAATAAATCATCCCGTGAAGGAATCCAGTACATCTGACACGCCAATGCTTCTGGTACAAGGTCAGATATGTCGCCAATCTGATTCTGCCCTATATGGTACAAAGCAAGGTTGCAAATCTGTGTCTGTCCAAGTGACTGTGGCACTTTTCCTCCTTAAAGATCATTCCCAGGTGCTTCTATCAAAGCCTTTTCCCGTGCGTTCAATGGCACTTCTGCGGGATGTTGTCTGCCTTCAAATATGTCCTTCTGGGATGGACCTTGACCATTAGTAAAAACCTTTTGATCTGCCATGACTTGTCCCGCTGTTGGCTCTTTCTTATAAGGCTTTGCAAGCGTATCTGCCAATGTATTTACAGGCTTATCCACGTCAGCCTCAACAGGCAGTACCGTGTCTTTGGTAATGCGTTCAAAATATCTTTTATCAGGTATAACATCAGGCGGAAACTCTACTATTTCGTTCTCTGTCCAATAACGTCCTTTGAAACCGTGATTCGTAATCTTTACTAAATACTTTACGTTTTTTACTGGTGCCATTTTTATTCTCCCTGCTGCACTAACTACCGCCGGGCCGCACTTACCGGCTTAAAGTAGGGCGACCGGGCCGCGAACACCGGTCGCCCATGCGAATTACGTCAGGTTAATATCAACGTCAGGAACAAGCATGACGCTGATAGTACCAACAGAAAGAGAACCGACGCATGTATAAAATGCTCCGATAAATCTCTGCATACCAGCAGGCAACCGTTGTTTAATTAAAACGGCTCCAGCTGTTAAACTCGCTTTAGCAACAACACCACTATCCGCCACTTTAATAGTCGGAACAGTTGAGGAAACAGTAGGAATAGACCCGCCATTTCCAGTTGTCCAGATATTAGCAGCAGTAGACGATGACCAAACAGTAACATCCAAAGACGTTCCTGTTCCTGTAGCAAAAGACGCAATAACTTCCGCTACAATCCAAAGGCTTTCATAAGCATCATACCCGCCCTGGATAGCATTAACCCCAGAGATTTGTGCTTGTCCACCCGCCGCACCGATGGTGTCGATGTAATTCGTCGAAGAACCAGTCGTTGTGAGGGCTAAAGCATTGTCTAAAATCAGACTGTTATCAATCAACATATTGCTCTCCTCTGCCTTATTAGGCATTAATTATTACCGGACGACCCTATGTCGCCCGTGGCCTTCACGAATTACACGTTTGCTTCGGTGTTCAAGATGCTGTCAATACGACGACAAGGAACTCCTAAGAACATCAAGACTTGATCAGGACGAGGAATTAGAGTTCCTTTGATTTCCTCTAACCGAAGAAGTAAGTTGCTCTTATTAACGATTTTCAGACGCAGATAAGAACGAACAGTTTCGTTCATATAGAACACTTTGCGTCCGATGACGTTAGGCGGAATCCTATCCAAAGCCAACGACATATACTTCAACAGGTCAGCCGATGTATCAGAACTGGCACCCGTGGTAAGCAAGTTGGTCATATCAATATTCGCAATACGCACAACAGAACGGTAATCGCGAATAGCAAGACCAGCTTTCCACTGATACCAAGAACACATCATCTGCATGAAGGCACCAGTTGTGTTAGGATCTGGAACCATCTGTTCCCCTAAATCCTTGAACTGGAATCCAGCCTTAGAACCTTTAGGAACAATGCCGTAGATATTATCAGGGGACCATACAACTAGCCAAATAGAACTGTTGACGTTGTTTGTACCGCCGGCAGAGATAACCTGCTTGGCAGTCGTATTAGTACCAGTACTGGAATAATAACGAGCGGCCAAACCAGTGAACTGATTAGGTGAAATAGAAACGTCACCATAGATCAATGTGCTTGATAACTGATCGCCGAATCCTTGGATAATACCTTTATCTTCAGATAAACGATACCCTGCTGTATTTCCATTGGCCATAGCCACATCAATGTCAATGTGGTTGCGGGCTTCCATAATGGCACACGTTTCGACAATTTGACCGGTTGTCGATTTGACCGGAGTGATACCAGCGTTCAGATACCGGAAGGAAATGGTCGGCTTGGAAGTACGAACGGTTATCTGCTCGCCAGAATCCAAATTACCTTGTTTCCAGCCAATATCATCAAGAATTTCGTGATATTGCGTGATGATTTCCGCGATGTCCGCGATAGAACCATCCGGGTCAACCCGGCGACTCATATCGAGGTATGTCGGGAAATATGTGGTATTTAATCCCATATACTTCTCCTTGTGGCATGGCCACTATTTTAACTAAGGATTATTGGGAAACAACCGTTTAGCTTTCGCTTCATCGGATGTATCCTTATCCCCAGGTGGAGGATTGCCTTTTGGGAAAGTATCTTCCCCAAGCAATTTCCCCGCTTTTATCATAAATTCAACGACTAACTTGTTGTTCCCTATGCCAGTGCCGGTTGTTCCTGGCTTGTCATTCATAAGTTCCCTTAACGCTTTTGGATCAGATGAAAACTTATTAATGGCTTTAGCGGCATATGACATTTCAGCGCCTAACTTCGCACCGTATATGGTCTTAGTTTCTTCACCCCACGCCTTAACGTTATCCTTCCATGCCTTGATTGCCTCAACTTGCTGTTGCATGACATACTGCTTTTGTTGCTCTTGCAAATGAGGTGCATAAACGTCAATAATTTTCTGGAAGGCTTCTTGAGTAACCCCATACGTCTTTAATACAGGAGTCAACTTATCATTTAAGAAGGCTTCATCAACCTTCATTCCTTCCGGGGCTTTAAGCGTGTACTTATCGGGTACTAACTTCGCCTTCGCAGCAGCCTCTGCTTCTAGCTTCTCGCGTTCAGCTTTCTGTTCGGGGGTTTCGTTCTTTAATGCTTCTGCTTTGGCGGCTTCATCAGCTTTCGCTTTTTCGTCCGCTTCTTTCGCTAACTTGGCGATCTCGTCCGCTGATTTAGGCTCTTCTCCTAAAAGTGTTCCATCGCCTTCTGGTGCTTTTTCCGGTACTTTGGCTACTGGCTCCTTTGGAGCGGGCGCCTCAACAACGGGTGTAACTGGTACGACAGGTGTCACGGGTGCTAGCGCCACCGGTGTAACTTGTGCGTCTGCTACTGGTGTCACCTTGTCAAAAGGATTCCCCATTTTTTACTCCTTCATTTCTGATTCTGCTTCTTTATCGAGTTTATCCGAAAATATCACATCGGACTTATGTTCTCTCTGCATCT